CAGAAGATGGTTTTATTGGTTCATGTTTCTTCAATTGTTTTTTGACAGAAGATGGTTTTATTGGTTCTTGTTCTTGTTCTTGTTCTTGTTCTTGTTCTTGTTCTTGTTCTTGTTCTTGTTCTTGTTCTTGTTCTTGTTCTTGTTCTTGTTCTTGTTCCTGTTCCTGATCCTGATCATGCTCCGGTTTCTTCAATTGTTTTTTGACAGAAGGTGGTTTTATTGGTTCATGTTTCTTCAATTGTTTTTTGACAGAAGGTGGTTTTATTGGTTCATGTTTCTTCAATTGTTTTTTGACAGAAGATGGTTTTATTGGTTCTTGTTCTTGTTCTTGTTCTTGTTCTTGTTCTTGTTCTTGTTCTTGTTCTTGTTCTTGTTCTTGTTCTTGTTCTTGTTCTTGTTCTTGTTCACCTATAAATTGTTTTATCTTGAATCGGATACGCCAAGTATCACACGTTTTATGTATGCCACAGTACTTTGTATTTGGCAATGCGTCATGTTCACATTGAACATGTGGTGTTTTTTTGTTTTTATAACACTGACATCTTCTCTTCATCATATAATATTGCATGATAAAATTATAATCGCACATCAATCAATTCAATGTCATATGTGGGTGTGTTCATCGATTGGAACATTAAATGAAATTTCCTGCATATTAGGTATATTATTTTATTGATGTTCAGAATTAGTTCAGATCATAGTGAAATTTTCACTATGATCTGAACTAATTCTGAACATCAATAAAATACTCACAATATGACTATTTAGATGTATAATTGTATGAATATATCATATTGTGATAAACAGTTGATCAACTGTTTATCACAATTCACAAGATAAGTATTTATTTGCACATTCTCATAAATAGAATACATAAGTTTACACATTCTCATAAATAGAATACATAAGTTTACACATAAATCAGATTTCTGATTTATCGACACAATCACGTTATCTCTTGAACAATTATTCTCACAAAAAATCAGACAGAGCAAACTATTGGTGATCTACATAGCAAAATTGATTCAATTGATAAGATGATTACCCAAATAGGGTCACCTAAAAACCCATATATTTCTGAGCAAAATGTGGACAAATGGTTGTTAAATATGAAACAAATGACAACAGATATGCCTGAAAAGAACAAAAACGTGAGTTAACTAAGAAAAAATTAGCACAAAATACTCACATATCCGAACAATTCACCACACATGAACAATCAATTGACAAATAAACACAGAATTATCGACTATTGATCAACAACATATTCCATTCAACCCAAATTGTGATGCATGTAAAAAACCCATGGAAATTGAGACAAACCCAGCTTATTGATGAAAAACAAAATATTTCTGAATGGATGTCAAAACACATAAAACCAGATGACATACCCAATCTAACACAACAAGTCCAAAAATCTGAATGATTGGATCAATGAATACAATCAGTTATGTAAACAAATTGACCTATATCAATCAATGCAACAAGATTGGGTAACATATCACAATATGATGAAACAAATCAAACAACAACAAGAACAGAAACAAATTGTACATGATTCATTAGCCTCATCAAATGACCACAAAAAGTATTGTCCAAAGAAATAAACACATTGGAACTCTCCCAGAATGCAATACAAAATGAAATTAATAACATACAATATGTAGTCAATCACAAACCTACTTGGGTTAAGCTACAACAACAAATTGATGATATAACTACATATGAACATCAATTAAATAAACAACAAATCATTACACAGACAAAATTACTCGACGATTTACACAAAAGATGACACTGATTGAACAAAGAGATAACTATATACAATCTGAGAAAAATTGTCTCAAAAATATTGAACTATGGCAAATATACAACAATCATTATCAACAAATAAATAATCTCAAGTATTGTATTACTGGAATGATATCTCAGACATTGATGCATCTTTATCACAAATAGAGAAACATTCGCAAATATCAGAAAAATTGGATTATTGGTTTGACATCTAAAAATAAACCCTTGTTTGAAAAAAAGCAAGAATTAACAGATAAAATTGACATTTTATACAAAAAAAATTAGTGATCTGAGTATTGATTTAGAGAAACAAAAACCATTTACGGTATATATCAAACACAATTAGACAATATTCAACGATATACAGCAATATATGACTCTATTAACGCACAATATACTGCCATAGAATTATCACATAAATTAATGTCAAATTATCGTGTGTGGTTGTACACTGAGATAGTTATCCCACAAATCACCAAAAATATTAATGAAATTACATCGGCTGTCACTGGGTGTGATGAATTCGAATTACAGGGTGCTATTGCAGTTAAAAATAAAAGTATCAATATCAATTGGTCGATTGATTCACCCAGTGGATTGTCAACGATTGGTAAGAGTGGTGGTTTTCGTAAATACATATATGGTTTGCTTATGCGCATCTCTCTCACAAGAATGGGGTGTACCCGTATCAATAACACTCAACTGTTTGCTGATGAGGGATTCACAAGTGATGATTCATCCAATTTAGAAAATGCAATCTTTCTTGGCAAACTTGACAGAATTTTTCCTAATGGCATTATAATTGTCTCACATCTGCAACCAATTAAAGAATGTGGTGATATAACAGTTCAAATTATGAGAATAATGATAGAACATCACTCATTAAAGTTGGCAATGATGGACTCATACAAGAGTCTGAACCTACAGACAATCAGAAAATAACAAAGAAAATTAAAATAACCGGCAAAACCTCAAAAGTCATAGATACTTGTGATGACACACCGAAGGAACAATCAGAAACTCAGTGTCCAACTATTATGAAAATGGTAAAATCTGCGGAAAACCGTCCAAATTCGGACAACCCTATTGTGGGCGACACATCAAGGCAGATCAATTAATATAAATTTACTTTGGACCGGAACAAAGTTTGAATTTATCAAGATCTTGAAATTGTTAAATTATTTGTCATCATAACCACGGTTATGATGACAAATAATTTAACAATTTTACTTTCTATCATATCTACACACCTTACTTAATACATATGTGTCATATGTATATACATAAATTGATTATGCATACACATATGACTTAATATGTATATTCTATGATTTTATGATAATTTATGATATTTTCTAATAAATTGTTAAATTTATATACCATCATTAATGAGTCATATTCAACTTCATACCTTAACAATTTTATTTTCCATCATAAATTGACACCTTATATATTACATATGTGTCATATATCTTATCATCACATAATTTGTTAAATTTTGTTAAATTAATATCAATCGATAAAATTGAGTGTTATTAATAACACTCAATGAAAATTTACTTGTTAACAAAGAATTTTAAAAATTCACAAATCAACCAATTTTGACAAGCGATTTTTCATTTTAACAAGAGATTTTCATTTTAACAAGGAAAATTTCAAGAAGAGGGGGGGGAAGAAAAATTTACATGTCAAAACTTTAAAAATTTCAGATAAAAATTTTTCAGATAAAAATTTTGACATGAATTTTTTATCAGATAAAAATTATTCCTCTCTTCTTGAAATTTTCCTTGTTAAAAGGAAAATCTCTTGTTAAAAATGAATTTTTCCTTGTTAATGATTTATTAGATTATAAGATCTAAATGAAAAGTTTCTTGTTAAAATGAATTTTTCCTTGTTAATGATTTATTAGATTATAAGATCCAAATGAAACATTTATTGTTAAAATGAATTATTCCTTGTTAATGATTTATTAGATTATAAGACCCAAATGAAAAATTTCTTGTTAAAATGAAAATCACCTGTTAAATATATAAAATTTATCATATATTGGAAAATATATTAATGGAGTGCCATATATGTCATAAACTTTTCAAATCAGAGCGAGGATACACACATCACACCAATTTCAAAATATGCCTTAAAAGTGGAAAATATTTCAAAGATAAAAGAAATTATGATTACCATATCGAAAATTCTGTTTGTTCAAAACAATTACATATTAATGAAACCAAGCCTAAATTGCGACTCAAATCACATTATGATACCTTAACAAGAGATGAATTAATAGAAAAACTAGTTCATATCGAAGGCAAATATGAAGCTCTGAAAGAAAATCCCCAAACAGTTAATAATAGTCAAATCAATATTGTCGTGCCTCCGGCTTTCTTGGCATTAGATAGTTGTCAACAATTAACAAAATTATTGCCAAATCTACTACATAATGCTTTATCACACCATCCATCAAACTTTATATCATATTTGATTAAAGAAACAACTTGTAATCCACATACACCATTGTTTAACAGTGTCAAATTAACTAATAAAAAAAGACCCGTATGTACAGATATCTGATGGGGAACGGTATGTGTATGCATCAAAAAAGAATATTCTCAAACAATTAATTGAAAATAAGAAGAATATTTTGGAGGATTATGTCGATAATAATGGTGGCAAATATGGTAAAATACTTCTTAACAAATATCAGAATTACATTAAAATGTTGGGTGATAATAAAGATACTCAAAAAGACCTGGAAATTGACATTATTTGCATGTTACTAAATATGTCAGATACAATTGGATCAGATGAATGGTCTAAGAGTTTATTGGAAGATTTAAAAACTTGGGAAAATAAAGATTGATCAATTTTTATTTATGAAGCTCATCGTCACTATTCTCACACAGAATAGTGTAGATAACTGCTAAGATATCAAACTGAAAGACAATTGCAATGATACCTCAAAGGAATGTCCAGAAACTTATTGTTCAGTTATTATGAAGAATGGTAAGATCTGCGGAAAAGCTTATTGTGGATGACAATTAAAGCCGATCAACTAATGTAAAAATTTCACTTTTAAATTGCTTTGGACCGGAACAAAGTTTGATTTATTCAAGATAACAAAAATTGTTAGATTCAATGGATATGACATCACAATCTCCTTTACTGACATTGAGACTCATTATGATCAAAAATAAAACATTGATTGTATATTTATATGGTATATAAATATACAATCAACAAGCGAACTCACCCGCAACGACAGTGAGTCCGTTTTGTCTACTTAAAACATTGAACCAATAATGATCTATTCACCATCTGCTTCAAAATATAAGACATGTGAACAAATAACCATATCCTATGATTTTTCAGTCGACTCAATACTGAAACAGTTCAGTTATTCGAGAACTTCAATTGGGATGGTATTTTTGTTGCTGGTGGATTTATTTCGGGACTAATTGGAACAAAATATGATCCCCAAATGTATCAAGATTCAGGTATTGATATGTATATCTGTGGTGAGAATCGCTCAACTATATTGAAGATATTCAATATGTCATTGAATATCTTCAGAAAAACATACCAAATATTTATTTTATGACTCGTGGTTATCAACATGGATTCCTATAGAAGCAAATGATCGAGCAGACAATCTGAAGGGTGATGACTCGACCATCATTGATCACATTAACCAGATGTTATTTGCCAAGATGATCACAGTTTAAGACAAACCATATCTCATTTATTTTACTTTGATCACACATTAGATTTCTACACATATACACAGTGATATATATATATATATATATATATATATTGAAACTCATGACATTTGATAAGATATTACTTGTCCCTAATAATTAATGACCATATATCGTTACCAAGATATAAAACGTTGGTGAAAAGGTATGACGGGTATTTATCAGAACATCCATCAGCTCTCACTTGATAATTAACTAATTCTTCAGTTGATAGTTGAATAGTTTTATCCATCATATTAGAAGGTATTTGACTTTGTACTTGACCTTGATTAATCAATTCAGAGATATATTGATCTCCTTGCGGAGATACTAATTTGATGTACTTATTCTCATCAAATATGTGAATTAATTCAGGTTTTATAGCAACATGAATTGTATTTTCATACATATCCTCACGATCAAGTTCGTCTTGGTGATATTTGGATAGATGTGGTTTATGAGAAAAAAATATCTGATACTCTTGTTTGATGTCTTCTTTTTTAACAGCTAATATAATTCCATACGGTTTACGGTAAGGATCAATTCCAAATATTTTAAACAGGTTTTTCAACTGGGTGATATTTCCTTCACTCGTATTTACATATTGCTCACGTTTATATGCCTTATAAATTTCACGAATCATTTCTCCTGGACCTTCTCCATTAACTCTTGCCGAATTAGCAAATTCCCTCGCCACAGATAAATTTGCAGTAAATGACAAATTTATGTAACCCATTTGTCTAACTTCAGTTTGTCGGCTAATAAAATCTTGTATGTATCCTATTTTTGGGGTCGGTTTAAAATCATCATCATATCTGATTAATTGATAATTATCTAATAAAATTTTATATAAGTCGTCGGGGTAACGACCTGTTAAACCATACTTTTGAATATAATTGATATACGCTAAAGATGTCCCATGATAGAGATAATCACCTCCTCCATACTGAAATTGTGCACAATGTTGTTTACACATGTAACCTATCTTTGTAAATCTCTTACATTGTACTCCTTTATTCGTCAATGATTGACATTGTTTCCTCATTTGATATATTACTTCTGCACATATTTTCCTAACTCAAAATATATATATATATATTTATGAGACAATAGACACCAATTTCATGATATATTTCTTCAATAAAGACATAGGATTATTATTTTCTGTGGCATTAACTAAGTAATTCGAATTCACACCAATTTTCGAAAAATTTGTAAGATTGATATTTTTTGAATAATCACTTCAAGGGAAATTCATGTTTCGCAAAAAAGAAATTGGAAATTCAAAATTTCTAAATTTGCTTTGTGTTTTTGGATCATAACTGAAAGATAAATTTTTGTGAAATTTAAAAATTGGAAAAATTTTGGATTTGGCAAAATTTTAAATTTTAAAAATTTTACTAGAAATTTTAGAAAAACGCTGATTAAACAACCATTTGATAATTTCATATTTGACCCAGTCGATGGTGTGGAATTATGCCAAAATTTCAAAATTTTGGCTTATGATTTTCAGAAAGGTAAATTTTTGGCTGGTGATAGTGAGTTACTTTGATTTTTATGAATCATACATTATATTCAAATGTGTAACTTAATCGTAGGCGATTATTCTGGTCATCACAATCATTCTAAATTCAAAATCGGTATGATCGCTCTGAAATCATAAATTACAAATTTTGAAAATTGTTAAATAATATTATATCATTCCCGATTTGGTCTGGAGACGTGAGCTTTTTCACTAAACGTAATTTAAATCAGATCTGATTTTTATCCTGATTCATAATTCATTGATTTTTGATAAACTATGATTTGATGTGAATCATAGTGTCTAAATTCAATAGTGAATTACTATTTTAGTCAGAAACGAGACCATTCTTATATATTTTAAGACATATGTGTGATCAGATGAATTCCATATGTCTTTTTGAGATATCATAAAATTGTTAAATTTTATGATTAAAAATTGTTAAATTATGGATTTTTTGACTTAATTTAACAATTACATATGAGTTTGTATATGATTTTATTAATTAACCACTGTACACAATCCACAAAAATTAGCAAAAATGAAAATATGTTAAAAATGTGGTAATTATGATTAAAATAGACGCATTTATATTTTTTAAATAATTTTATGACACACATAAAATAGCTGAAAAATGTGGAAAGTATATAATATATAATATTATATGGATGAACAACATCAGTGTCCAATTTGTCATAAATGTTTTTCAAGAATCGATAGTATGAAAAGACATTTACACAATATTCATAATCCCAATCGAATAGAGAAAGAAAATAATGAATTTTCGTGCCAAATATGTCACAAAACATTCACCCGTTCACATTATGCAAAAAAACACTGTGAGACCATACACAAATGTGAATCAGATAACAAATCATCATATGCGACTGATCCTGTGTATCAAACATTAATTTCGAAGATTGATCGACTTGAATTAAAATTAGAAGAGACTACCAAATGTACTCAGCAAATGAATGGTAAGATTGATGAATTAAAAAATGCACCTTCACATAATATCATCAACAATCAAACCCTAAATGTAATCTGTGTCACCGGTCATGATAATTATTTGGATATGTTAACAGATCAGATGGGTGATTTTAGTCAAGCTATTGAATACATTAAAGATTGTGCTCTTTCTGACATCGCTGGTGATTGTAAATTAATTGAGAAAATTTATAACAATCCCAACAACGAGTTGTGTTTTACCACCAATGCTAAACGTTCACAAATTACCTATCACAATGAATCCAAAGAACGCGTGACGGAATCACGAGATTTATTTGGTCGTAAATTAGCCAATAATTTACAGAATAGTTATCTCAAAGGTGTGAATTATCTGATCAATACTAATTTAAACAGTCGCCGTGATCCCAACCAATTCTTGGCTGATTATGACTTGATGACATGGAATCAACATATTTACCAATTGTCAGATCATCAACACCAACGTCAATTGTTGGACCAATTACATTATTAGCAGCAATCGGATTCAATTACAAACTTTGTTCCGGTCCAAAATGTGAGTCCAACCTTTTTGAATTTGAAAATGTCCCTAATCCTAATTGAGTCTTATAAATGATCTGAAGTAATAATTGTGGGTTCATCTCCAAATTATTCAAAATAAATTTACTTTGGACCGGAACAAAGTTTGAATGATACCATTTTCAAAAATTAGTGGGATTGATATTTTTGAATAATCACTTCAAGGGAAATTCATGTTTCGCAAAAAAGAAATTGGAAATTCAAAATTTCTAAATTTGCTTTGTGTTTTTGGATCATAACTGAAAGATAAATTTTTGTGAAATTTAAAAATTGGAAAAATTTTGGATTTGGCAAAATTTTAAATTTTAAAAATTTTACTAGAAATTTTAGAAAAACGCTGATTAAACAACCATTTGATAATTTCATATTTGACCCAGTCGATGGTGTGGAATTATGCCAAAATTTCAAAATTTTGGCTTATGATTTTCAGAAAGGTAAATTTTTGGCTGGTGATAGTGAGTTACTTTGATTTTTATGAATCATACATTATATTCAAATGTGTAACTTAATCGTAGGCGATTATTCTGGTCATCACAATCATTCTAAATTCAAAATCGGTATGATCGCTCTGAAATCATAAATTACAAATTTTGAAAATTGTTAAATAATATTATATCATTCCCGATTTGGTCTGGAGACGTGAGCTTTTTCACTAAACGTAACTTAAATCAGACATGATTCATAATTCATTGATTTTAGATAAACTATGATTTGATGTGAATCATAGTTTCTGAATTCAATAGTGAATTACTATTTTAGTCAGAAACGAGACCATTCTTACAGATTTTAAGACATATGTATGATCAGACGAATTACATATGTCTTTTTGAGATAACATAAAATTGTTAAATTATATGATTAAACATTGTTAAATTATGAATTTTTTGACTTACTTTAACAATTTTGATGATTTATAGAATGAGTAAGACATATGTAATAAGTGAGTTAGTGAGATTTATGCGTCAAATATGAGCATTAATGTCATTAATCATAAATTATCATAAATTACACCATAGTTATGATGGCGATCTTATTTATGAATAATAATTTGCCGTTGGAAAACGAGCAAAGTATATAGAACTATTGACACATATTAGACATAATGGAATTTCATTATGATTGTCCGATATGCCATAAATCTTTCAATCGATCAAACAATATGAAAAGACATCTGGACAAAATTCATTCACCCGATCATGATCGAAATAATGATAAAACATGTCCCATTTGCCATAAAACATTCACGAGAAAGTATGATATGCAAAGACATTGTGAACAGATTCACAAAGGGGAATCTGTCCTTAAATCATCATACATATCTGATCCTGTGTACCAAACATTAATTTCAAAGATTGATCAATTGGAAGAAAGTAATAAACAACTCAAAGTTGAACTGATTGAACAAATTGGTCAAAAATCAAAGAAATATCACCAACAAATATCACAAATAATCAAACATTGAATATCATTTGCGTGACTGGTCATGATAATTATTTGGATATGTTAACAGATCAGATGGGTGATTTTAACCAAGCGATTGAGTATATTAAGGATTGTGCCCTCTCCGACTTAGCTGGTGATTGTAAATTAATTGAGAAAATTTATACCAATCCCAACAATGAGTTGTGTTTTACCACCAATGCTAAACGTTCACAAATTACCTATCACAATGAATCCAAAGAACGTGTGACTCCGTCACGGGACTTATTTGGTCGTAAATTGGCCAATAATTTACAGAATAGTTATCTCAAAGGTGTGAATCATCTGATCAATACTAATTTAAACAGTCGCCATGATCCCAACCAATTCTTGGCTGATTATGACTTGATGACATGGAATCAACATATTTACCAATTGTCAGATCATCAACACCAACGTCAATTGTTGGCCCAATTACATTATTAGTAGCAATCTGACTCAAGTTATAACTTTGTTCCGGTCCAAAGTAAATTTACTTTGGACCGGAACAAAGTTTGTATGAATATAAATTGCTCACATATCACTACATTAGTGCTTCTTCTGATGACGAGGACAATTTGAGCAACAGATGCCACATTGTTTGTTGGACACTGTGTGGCTGCATAACGACAACACGAACAACTAAGAGGGTGTCCAGAAATACAACATTGGTAAAAAATTCAAAAGTGATTTACTATTCTTTCCAGTAAATCCTTTTGAGTCATATCTATCAATGTAGTATCTGATTATTTTAGAGGGTGCCCAGAAATACGATCTTCGTTAAAAAAATTAAAATAATTTGTATTTTATATTCTTGCTTAAAATCAGATTCAATGTTTGATTTTAAGAGATTATTCGATAGTTTCTCAAAATTATCCTCAACCAAATTCTATAAGGATACGTTTGATCACTTAAAATCTATCTTCATTCAGCGGATTTCAGATGTGATTGAACAGCACAAAAAGCAACATGTGGTAGGAAAAGAACCATTGATTTGAAGCAAGTCCTCAATGGTATGTTTTTTATTGCTGATAATGGTATGAAGATGTCCTACATTAAAGACCAGTTCGGGATTGCAAAAAGCACATATTACTATTATTTTAATTTGATTGCTAAATACCAAATACTAGAACAACTGTATAGAGAATTGATTGTTGAAAATACTACCTTAGGTAAGAATGATTTCGTAATTACTGATACATTCACTGTGAAATCCATGGACGGATCACAAGGATTAGGAAGAAACCCAACTGATCGAGGAAGAAAAGGACTCAAAGTGTCTTTGATCTGTGACCACAATTTAGTCACACATGCCGTACATGTGGGTGATGCTAACATTCATGATGCTCAAATCTTACCAGAGACCATTGATGTATCCATGACAGATCTGACTGGTTTGAATTGTTTGGCTGATTCAGGATCTGCAGGCCGCAGATCTATTGACCAGATAGAGCACAAACATAAGATACATCTCATCTCAAAACCGAAAAAGAACAAGATCTCCCTCATAGATGAGTCATCACCGACCAACCGAAGAAATGACTATGCTCAATCAATATCATAATCGAATTGAGCGATTGAATGGTAATATTAGAGGGTTTAGAGGACTGATGATCAAATACACACAGACCGTTGATTCATATCGGACATATTTGTATTTAGCATTACTATGTATCACATGTTATCAATTGTTCGTCCATAAGTAAACATCCACAGATTATCTCATGTGGTGTCACTCTGTGTGTTTCACGTTTATAGAAAATATAAAAATACCTATGGATCATAATAAAATATTTATTTTTAAAATAATCAGATGCTACATTGATAGATATGACTCAAAATGATTTACTGGAAAGAATAGTAAATCACTTTTGAATTTTTTTACCAATGTTGTATTTCTGGACACCCTCTAATTTGGTTATTTTTCTTTTGTGAGGTTAATGTGGTGCGCATATCACGATGTCCGTCACCGTTGGTAAACTGGTGATATTTATAGCGTTTATCACTTGTTCCATCATTTTGACTGGCATTTTCAAATCCGTCGTTCTGTTTGTTGACGCACCAACGAGTGTCTTCCTTTGGGGGGCATTTGATAACTATGTTATTGGAATTGTAATAAATATAAAAATTTATTAATTAAATTTTTGGTTAAAACAACCCAAATATTGAAGTATTATAAAATGATGCGTCACACACTATTAACACATAATGTTAGTTACTTAAATAATCAAAAAACATTGTCAACTAATGTGTAAGAATACATCACAATTACACATAATTCACTTCGGACCGGAACAAAGTTTAAATCTTACAAAAATTTAAAAATTTGTAAGAATTTATAATTTAATAAAAATTCGCCAGGAGAAAAGTCATTTTCGCAAAAACGAAATTGGAATCCCAAAATTTATAAAATTACTTCGAATTTTAAGGATCAAAACTGAAAGACAAAAATTTGTAAAATTTAAAAATTAGAAATTTTTTGAGTTTGGAAAATTTTTAAAATTTTAAAAATTTTCTCAAAAATTTTAGAAAAACACTGATTGAATGATTGTTAAAATTGGATTTAAATAGCTTGTATTATGGTCTTATATTCTTCAAAAATTATTAGAGTTATTTTTATGATTT